TTTTTTTTTTTTTTTTTTAGGAACTGACCGGTCAACCGGCGTTCGCAAGGTTAAAGCCGCTAACCCGGCTTACGTGGAGTATGGTGCCCTGCCCCAACAAGGCAAGCGGAAAGATATTGACCGCGTCCGTGAGCTTGTACACGCCGGCGCCCCAATGACCCAGATCATCGAAGAGGCAAGCTCCCTACAGTCTATCAGGACTGCAGAGGTTATGTACAAGTACCTTGAACCTAGGCGCAGCTGGATGACTGAATGTCACTGGTTGTATGGCCCTACAGGTACCGGCAAAAGTCATAAGGCTTACGAGCTCGCAGGTGCTGAAGCTTATGCCCCTCTATCGGCTCAATGGTGGGAAGGCTATGACAAGCATGAGTTTGTTGTCCTTGATGACATCCGCCATGACTGGTTTCTTCCTCTCGGAGGCTTCGTAGGGTTCCTGAAGCTTATTGACAAGTATCAGTTCAGGGTAGCGACTAAGGGTGGCTCCAGACAGTTCCTGGCTAAGAAGGTTTGGATTACTGCCCCCTGCCCTCCTGACGCTTTCTGGGACAATGTCACTGATGAGTCGCTGGCTCAGTTCCAGAGAAGGATCACAAGCGTAACGCATTGCACTACGCGCTACGTGGCCCCTGCTCCTAGTACTTCTGTGTAGACCTCAGTGTAATGAGATATATGAGAAAATCAAAGCGCAGCTTCAAGCGTGGAAAGCGCGGATACAAGCGCAGTTCCAAGCGTACAACCAAGTCTCGCAAGGGTCTGACTAAACTTATAAGAAAGGTGGCTCTTGGTACTCAAGAGACAAAGAGAGCCTATTACGTCAATACGGAACATGCAGATGTGGACCAGGATGCGCTTACTCTGCTGCATTCATCACCTCTGTATACAACTCAGGGTGTTAAGGATCCGGAGACTACTAATGTGGAATGTCGCATTGGTGATGAAGTTACTCCTGTGTCGTTATCTATTCGGTTTATGGTGGCGTTGTATCCTCAGTACAATGTTATCCATTTTCGTTGGCTTCTTATTCGTAGTCCTCAGAATGACATACCTACGAAAGCCAATCTGTTCAAGGGACTTTCAGTTAACAAGCAGCTTGACGAGATTGACACTGAACGGTACACCATTATTAAGCAGAAGCGCTTCTCTATCAGGAGGGCTTCTTCGGGCGTATCCAATGCCAACAACACATTCTCTACTATCGCTGAAGGACCGTTGCTCTATACGGGACAAGTCTACGGTGGGTTTCTAACTCAGGGTTATCTTCCGAAGTTAGTGAACATATCTATACCTGGGAAGGTGTTTGGTAAGAAGCTGAAGTATCTCAGTGGTTCTCCAGCTCCGAAGAACTGGCAGTATACATCATTCCTGCTTAGTTATAACTGCGAACAGGCTACGTCAGACGGTACTGGAGTCTATGGATCCAGTGTTGCCGTTATGGATGACTATATCAGCTGCTTTAAGTTTAAAGATGCTTAGTCATGTAACAGTTTAATACATATCAAACGAACACAGTGTAGAGCGCGTAGCGCGGAGCGCGCAGCGCGACCCCGGAAGGTACTACGCTGTACCTTTCTCGGACAGTTCCGTAGATGTGACACGTGTCGGGGGGCCAGTATTACCCCCCCGACCTCTGTGTCGTTTTGTGACTCGACTGTGTCGCAAGAATACACACATGTGGCGCGCGCTTTACGCCCGCGCACTGCCATGTCAGATCGGTAAATTATGAAATGATGGCGATCGGCAAAATTCAAATGATCCATTTGTTGAACGCAACCCTAAAAATTTGCCAGAGTCAAATGTCAAAGCGTGCACGTAGTTATGCCTGGACGCTTAACAATCCTACAGCTGGAGAAGAGGCTGCTCTCCAGCGATGCGCCACCGACCCCTCGTGCGTCTTCCTCTGCTGGGCCCCAGAAGTGGGGGAGCAAGGCACACCCCACCTTCAAGGGTATGTCTACTTTAAGGAGGCTCGCACTATGTCGTCGGCTAAGTCCTTTATCAGCTCCCGTTGCCACGTCGAAGAGGCCCGTGGGACCCCAGAACAGAATAAGGCCTACTGCTGTGGTCCCTGGGATGGTGCGTCAGCATTTATAGTCCCACTTGGTCCCAATTAATTTTTTTTTTTTTTTTTTAGGAACTGACCGGTCAACCGGCGTTCGCAAGGTTAAAGCCGCTAACCCGGCTTACGTGGAGTATGGTGCCCTGCCCCAACAAGGCAAGCGGAAAGATATTGAC